GAATGCTAAAATAGCTTTAAGATATGCAGAAGAAAATGGATGGGGAGATTGTGGAACTCCCGTTGGGAAAATTAGAGCAAATCAATTAGCTAATGGTGAAGCTATAAGTAGAGATACAATTGCACGAATGGCTGCATTTGAAAGGCATAGACAAAACTCACAAAAAGAGTTAGGCGATGGCTGTGGCAGGTTAATGTGGTTAGCATGGGGCGGTGATGCGGGTATAGAGTGGGCGCAAAGAAAGTTAGAGCAAATTGATAGAGAAAAAATGGTTGTAAACCCAAGAGCAGGTGAAAGCAAAGATGAATTTGTTTCACGTTGCATTTCTGTTGAAATAGGAAACGGAAAAGAACAAGACCAGGCTGCTGCTATTTGTTATTCAAAATGGGATGAACAAAACATGAAAGCTCAGTTTAAATTCTTTGCAGATAAAGAACGTAGATTGATTAGCGGCGCACTCATGATTTCTGATTTACCAATTTATAGAGCAGATGAAAGTGGCGAGTACTATGTAGTGTTTGACAAAGAACAGATTGAAAAAATAGCACAAAGATTTTTCAAAAAAGGATTTACTCATAACGTAAATATGATGCACGATAGTGAAAGACAAGTTGATGGAGTTTACATGGTTGAATCTTTTATTATTGACAAAACAAGAGGCATCAAAACACCTGAAGGATATCCAACTTTAACAGAAGGTAGTTGGTTCGGAACTTTTAAAGTAGACAATAACGAAGTTTGGAATGACTTTATAAGAACAGGAGTGTTTAAAGGCTTTAGTGTTGAGGGTGCTTTTGCTCACAGAAAGCTAAAAGATGCGCCTGTAAACGTTATTGAATCATTAGCCGATAGAATACACAACTTAAGAAAAAAAGTGGCAGAGATTGCAACTAAATAAATTTAATGTACTTTATAAAAAAACAACATAATGGAAAATAAAAAACAAACGTTTAAAGAAGTTTTTTCAGATATGAAAGAATTGTTCAAAGATATTTTTCAAGACGAAGTAAAAGACTTGAAATTTGCTGACTACAAAGCAAAAGATGGTTCTATTGTTCGTACTGATACAGAAGAAATTGCAGTAGGTTCTAAACTACAAGTAATAACTCCTGAAGGTGTTATGGATTTACCAGTTGAAGTAACTGAAATGGTTATCATGGTAAATGAAATGCCAATGAAAGTTTACGTTGAAAACGGAGTTGTAAAAGGCATTGAGCCTGAAGAAGTAATGGAAGAACCTGTTATGGAAGAAATGGCATCCGATAATAACGAACAATTTGAAGCAAAGTTTGCTGAATTAAACGAACGTTTATCAAAGTTAGAATCTGCATTAGGTTTATCAAATCAAGCATTAGAAGCTGCAAACGCATCTATCTTAGCACAAACAGATTTAAACAGAAAGTTATTTTCATTAATTGAAAAAGTTGCAGATGCTCCAAGTGTTGAGCCTAAGTCAACTTCAAAAGAAAACTTTAAAAAATCAAACACTACAAGTTTAGAAGAATTTAGAAAAAAAGTATATAACTATTAACCAATAAAACAAAAAACAAAATGGCATTTTCATTTGATTCAATGACTGCTTATGTTGAAGAAAACAGAGCAGACCTCATCACCAAAGCAATATTAGGTGGTGTAACTTTAGGAAAAGGAGTTGACATCCGTACAGGTATCAAGTCAACAGAAAAAATCCCTGTATTAGAAAGTACAGTTCCATTCCAAGCGGAAGCGTGTTCATTCACATCTTCAGGAACTACTACTTTTTCACAGGTATCTATTGCAACTGTAGGTATTAACTTTGCAGAACAATTCTGTTTAAAAGACTTAAATACTTACTATACTCAAAAGTATTTACCAGCAGGAGCAAACAATGATTCTTTATCAATTGCACAAAACATTATTGATAGAAAATTAGCACAAGTAGCTCGTAACGTTGAGAACATGATTTGGGCAGGTAAAACTACTTACACTAACTCAACTGTATTAAAACAAATGAATGGTTGGTTAGCAACAATTGACACAGCAGGAACAGCAGTAGCAGCAACAGCATCTACTTTAAATGCAACAAACGTATTAACTATTTTTGATGACATTTATGCAAAAGTACCTTCTGCTGCAATTGCAAACGAGCCTATCGTAGCATTCTGTGGTTATGATACTTTTAGATTATTAGCTGCTAAGATTACTTCAACTTACGGAATTTATGGTTCACAATACACTACTGATAATGTTTGGAACAATTGGGAATTAATGTACCCAGGTACTAATATGAAGGTTGTGGGCGTACCAGGATTAAGTGATGCAGCAGTTGATACAGGTTCTGTACCTACAGCAGTAAGAAATCGTATCATTGCAACTTACGCATCTAACTTAGTATTCGGTACTGACTTACAATCAGACTTAGAAAACATCGAAGCATGGTATTCAAAAGACCAGCGCGTATGGCGTTTATTTGGTGCATTTAAGGCTGGAGTAGCAGTTAAATTCATCGATCACGTAGTACAATACACTAACGCTTAATATTAATCATAAGGGAGTGTAACAACTCCCTTTTAAAATTTTAAAACATGCCTTGTAATATTATTGAAGGATTAACACTAGACTGTCGCCAAGGTGCGGGAGGTGTAAAGAAAATATATCTTACAGAGTTTGCTAATGTTTCAACAATTACAGCTTCATCAGGTCAAGTTAGTGGAATCACAATGGTAGCAGGAAAAAAATTCTGGACTGTTGAGGTTGAGTTAGAAGATGCACAATTTGACGAAAATGCAACTGTATCAATTGAAAATGGTACAACTTTTTACGAACAAACATTAGTTTTTTCAGTTTATAAAATGACTGCTAAAAATCGTAATATTGTTCGTTTACTAACACAAAACAGATTGATGGTTATTGTTCAAGATGCAGACGATGTTTATCACTTAGCAGGTGAAACAAGAGCAATGCACTTAACAGCAGGAACTTCATCAACTGGCAAAGCAATGGGTGATAAAAATGGCTACTCAATTACTTTAACAGGCAAAGAACCTTTACCTGCAAACAAAGTAAATTCAGGAGTTATTTCAGGCATTATATAATTTTCCTGTTCGTTTGATTGATTCGAGAGGTTGCAGAAATGCAACCTTTTGTTTTTATGGTACTTTTTAAAATATGCAAATAATAAATAAAGGACAAAATAATTTTCTAGTATTTACATTAACAGAAAAAGTTACTTTAAATAATCCTTACTATTTATTTAGCTTTAAACATCAAGTGTTAATGAGTACAGTTAATTTTATTGCAAGTGATGTAAGTGGTTTTCCTACTCGTTACAATAAATTTTTAATAACTGAAACAACAGGAATTACTAATTTAACAAGTGGAATTGTATCTTTGCCTGAAACAGGATTTTATGAATATGCAATTTACCAACAAACAAGTTCAAGTAATTTGAACGTTGCAAATGCTGAAGGCTTACTTGAAATAGGAATGGTAAAAGTAGAAAGTACATTGCCTGTTGTTAATGCTTACGATAATCAAAATAAAACGATTATAACTTATGGAGAATAATATATACGATGTAATTAATCTTAAACTACAGGCACATAAAACACCTGTATTTAAAGAAGAAAAATCAAAAGAATGGATAATTTATGGAGCAGATAAAGAAGGTGGTTACTATAATAACTATCCTGGTTACTTACTTTATTTATTCAATCGTAGTTCTAAGCATAATGCTTTTATTAATGGTAAGGTACTTTACATTTGCGGTGCTGGTGTTGGCTTTGATTCTACTGATTTATCAATTGAAGACATTGCACTAGCTAATGACTTTATTAATAAAGAGAATACTAATTTTGATACTATAAAAGATATTGTAAAAAAATGTGTTTTAGATAAAAAATTGTTTGGTGGTTATTATTTAGAAGTAATTTGGAATAAAGCAGGAAAGAACTTTGAGTTATTACATTTTCCTTATAACAATTTAAGAAAGGCAAAAGACGCAGATGGCTATTGGTATTCAAAAGATTGGAGCAAACAAAAGCAAAGTCCCGAAGAAACTGATTTAGAATACATCCCTTTATTTGATCCTGAAAAACCAACATCAAGACAAATATTCGTTTCAAAAGAATACAGACCTGATTTAGATGCTTACCCATTGCCTGATTATGTGGCGAGTGCTGTTTATGCAGAAGTAGATGTTGAGCTTTCTAATTATCGTTTAAATGCGATTAAAAGTGGTTTTAATGCAGGAACTATTCTTAACTTCTCAAATGGCAGACCAACCGAAGAAGAAAAAGAAGAAATTGAAGCAAGATTAAAAGAAAAATTCACAGGCACAGATAGAGCAAACAGCTTACTAATAACATTTAGTGGCAATAAAGATTCTGCACCTACAATTGAACATTTAACACCTCAAAACGTAGATTCTCAACTAACAGAATTAAACGACCAAGTTATTCAAGAATTAATTATAGGACATCACATTCCTAATCCTATGCTTGTAGGTATTAAAACAGCAGGGGAGTTAGGAACTAAAGACCAAATAAATGATTCTTACGAACTTTATAAGAACACATATATTATACCCAACCAAGCTGAAATTGAAAAAGACTTTAACTACTTACTTAAATTAAAAGGATTTTCAAATCGCATTTACTTAAAAGAGTTAGATCCAATTGAAGAGCAGTTACCTATTGAAGAAAAAATTAAGGTAATGACTAAAAACGAGGTTCGTGAAATGTATGGATTACCTCCATTAGAAGAAGAAATAAAACCAATTGTTTCAAGTGCTATCCATAGATTTGACGACCATGTATGTGAACATTCTTTTACTTCTCAAAGTGAAATTGATGAAGTAATTGAGATATTTAAAATGTTTGGAGACGATAGAGAAAATTACGAAGTTATTGAGCAAACCTTTATGAACGAGGATAATCGCTTTGAGTTTGCAGTCGATGTAAGTCCATTAAGCAAACAAATTAAAAGAGACATTGTTGGCTTATTAGATAAAGATCCTTTAATGGATAATAAGACCATTGCAGATACTTTAAGAATTAAAGAAGATAGAGTTGCAGACTTAATCAATGACATGGTTAAAGAAGAACTAATCAAGGTTAAAGAAACAAACACAGGCGGACAAAAGAAAGATGTAAGAGTACCAACAACCGAAGCTATTAGAACATCAAACAAAATAGGCACAGATACCGAAGACTATAAGATAATGTACACCTACGAATGGAGAGCAGGGGTTAAGCCTGACAAAAGAAATTCAAGAGAGTTCTGTGTTAAGTTATTGGATGCAAATAAGATGTATTCAAGAGCGCAAATAGAACAGATTAGTAAAATAGTGGGTTATGATGTTTGGAATTATAGAGGTGGATGGTGGACAAGAAAAGGTGGACAAACAAGAACACCATTCTGCAGACATATTTGGAGTGCTAACGTTGTAAAAATTAAAAAATAATGGCAACAGTATTATTATTAACAGCAACTTACATTAAGGATTACACATTTGTTGATCCTAATGTAGATGAAAAATACTTAAGAATTTCTATTGAAGAAGCTCAAAAGATTCACATTAGAAATTATATTGGTTCAGGTTTATATGATGAAATAATAAGCCAAGTAAGTACAAATACATTATCGGCTTTAAATACTACCTTATTAGATAATTATATTATTCCTGCTCTTAAATGGTGGGTAATGGTTGAGGCTGCACCTTTTTTAACTTATAAGGTAACAAATAAGAACATTGTAAAAAAGAACAGCGACAACAGTACGGGAGTTGATTTTAACGAATTAAATTCTTTTATGAACTTAGTTACTGATAAAGCACAATACCATACTAAAAGATTAATTGATTATTTATTTGAGTATTCAGACCAATACCCATTATATGATAATCCTGGCGATGGCTTTGATACTATTTATCCGCAAGGGTACTCATACGAAGAAAGTATTTATTTAGGTCGTAACCGTTCAATATTTAGCTATGAAGAAAAATTTGAAAAAAGAAAACGTTACTAAAAAGAGTGGATATAAACTCTTTAACAAAATTGAAATACTTAAAAAATTTTTGAATGATAACGTTAAACCAAGTAATAAAAAACCTAAATAATATTGCAAACGCACATTATCAAATCAATTCTTTTGGTAATGGTAGTGTTATTGAGTTTGCGACTAGCGGAATAACTGAATACCCTGCAATGTGGGTTGATTATGAGCCACCTGTATTACAAGGTAACGCCTATACTCATGTTTTAAGAATCTATGTAATGGATAGATTAATTAAAGGAAAACAAAACGAGTTAGAGTTATTTAGCGATATTCAGCAAATATGTTTAGATATTATTGCACAGCTTAACTCAACTATTTATGGTTGGAAATTAGTTAGCGATAATGTTACTTTAAATCCATTTAGTGAACCTAGATTTGATGATGAAGATGCAGGTTACTATTTTGATGTAAATCTAAAAGTACCTTTTACTTATGATAGGTGTCAAATACCATTTGATTCAACTATAACCAATGCAGGAACATCAAACCTAGTTACTATTGTAAATCAAAATGGAACTGTTATAACGACTTTAAAAGGCGGTGAGACATACACAGTAATACAAGTTAGTGCAATAGATGGCGGGGCTTCAAATACAACTTATACAAATTCGATAATACAAGCATGAGTACAATAACAGCACAGATACAACTTAGAAGAGATACATCTGCAAATTGGACTACTAATAATCCTATTTTATTAGCAGGTGAAATGGCTTTGAGTACAGATGTACTTTATACAGGAACAGACCAACCACGTTATAAGATAGGAAATGGAGTTGATACATGGTTAAATTTAGATTATGTTCCTGAAGGTAGTGCAGCTTATCCTGAAAACTTATTTTTAACAGTTGTAAATAAAACAGGCGATAATTTATTGGCTTCAGGTTACAAAGTTTTAAAAGTTCAAACAGCGCAAGGACAAAGGTTAGCAGTTGATTACGCTTTAGCAGATAGCAATGGAAATTCAGTAGATACAATTGGAGTTGTTTCTGAAAACATTAATAATAATCAAACAGGAAAAATAATTGTAATTGGTGAGATAACAGGATTAAACACGACAGGAAGTTTACAAGGTGAAACATGGAATGATGGAGATGTTTTATATCTTAGTTCAACAACACCTGGCAATCTAACAAAAGTACAACCTATTGCACCAAATCATTTAGTGGTTATTGGTTATGTAGTTTACGCTCATGCAAACCAAGGTAAAATCTATTGTAAGGTACAAAACGGATGGGAGTTAGGAGAGTTACATGATGTTTACGCTCCAACACCAACACATAATGACGGTATATTTTGGAGTTCAGGAACTACTCGTTATGAGAATAAAAGCATAGCAACAGCATTAGGATATACACCTTCACAAGGATATACTTTATTATTTACAGCAGGTGCTAATCTTTTAATAAGTCCAGCAGATGCAACTACTTATTATTTTGGTTCAGGCAGAAATTCTATTTACACCCCTGACCATGCGGTAATAATACCAAAAGCAGGAACGCTAAAATCAATTTCTTTTTTTCATGTGGTAAATTCAACATTAGGCACAGCAGAAAATAGCACATTATCAATTCAAGTTAGAAATACAGGTTATTCAGGTTCAGTAAGTACAACAACTCAAATAACTAACACTTATAAATTTAATACTACTTATAATTCAACTATGTTTACAGGATTAAACATTGATTTGCCTGAAGGATGTGCAGTTGATATTAAATGGCTAACACCTACATGGGTTACAAATCCAGCACAAATACAAATTAATGCAACTTTATTTATAGTATAATGTTTACATATAAAATAATATTAGAAAACGGAAAATATAATATTTACTATTATATTGATAATAAACTTGAAACAATAGAGTTTTATGGCTTATCATTAGAAGAGCCTCAAACAATAATTCGTTATGGTTACAAAGAAATAAAATAATGGTACTTTAAAAAATAAAACAACATGGCAAACGCATTAAGACTAACAGCAAACGGTGGCTGTGAATATATTGATAACACAGTAGCAAGAACAGGTAAAAAATATTACTGCTTTATTGTTCAAGCTGATACAGTAGTAGCAACTTTAACGGGTGGCTTTGCTCCCGATACAACAACTAACTATTTAACATCAATTGGTTTAAGTGGTAAAACATTAAAGCAAGGTGCTATTATTTACGCTCCTGGTGATGCTGTTTTTACTAATCTTACTTTAACAAGCGGAACTATCATTGCTTATTCGGAGTGATACCTTTACATCCATTATCTGTTAAAAATTACGTTAGATGTTGTTCTGTTAGAAATCTTAATTGGGTTACAACAGAAGGTACATCTAATGTTAGTGATTATCCTGCTTATGGTCTTTATAACTATTCACATACAATGTTTATTTTAAAACAAAGTGAATTAGGTAGTCAAAAAAACATAACAGGATTACAGATACATATGGCAGGTTATTCAACAGGATATATTTATAATAATCAAACTATTAGAATTGCACACATAACAGATTCTCAATTTGGTACTAATGTTCAAATAACAAACACAAATGGTGATGTTAGTGGAATAGCAGGAATTAAAGACTTGCAAGCTGTTAAAACTTTTAATTGGTCAGTTACTTCAGGATATAATAATATAAATTTTGATACTAACTTTTGTTATAATGGAAGTGATAATTTATTAATTATTTGGATTAATAAAGATGGAAGTTGGCAAAGTGGTTACGGTTGGGCTGAATGCCATTCAACAAGCACACAATTCTTAAGCTGGTATAAACAAAATGATGCAAGTTATCCAACAGGATTAGGAACAAGAAATTCATCAACAAGACCTAATATGAAAATTAAATATTAATGGATCAATTAAAAATAGAATTAATCCAATACGGTGAAATAATTAATTGTGAAGATTATCAAAAGTATTTTTTAGTGGTACTTTATAATTGGACTGAAAGCATTGAAACGTTTAACATCATAGCAAATAAGTATTTAACAGGGCAAAAAGTTTGCACCTTAGAAAATGGAGTTTTAAAGTCTGAATATGATTGGAACTAATTTAGCAATAACAACTAAAAATTATGCAGTTGCAGGAGGTGTAACTTACGATGCGGATGCTTTAGCTTACTTTACTGCTAATACAACAATAACAAGTGCAGCAGATAAAAATGCAATTAATACTTTTTATTTAGGTCTTAAAAGTGATGGTATTTACACTAAAATGAAAGCAATGTATTTACCATTATGGAGTTCTGCAACAGCTAATAAATGGAATTTAATCAATCCTTTAGATACAAACGCAGCATTTAGATTAACGTTTTCTACGGGCTGGACACATTCAAGTTCTGGAATAACTCCTACAAATGCTTTTGCAAGTACCTATTTAAGTCCTTTAAATAACTTACAACTTAACTCAACACATCTTTCGTATTATTCAAGAACAAATAGTAATGCAACTGAGGTTGAAATAGGAGTTCAATCAAATAATGGTTTAGATTATACTATTTT